TTTCTTCTATATCTTTTGTTTTATTTGCTAGTAATGATTCCATTAACGGATCATTATAATGGCCACACTCACTTGGTAACATATAAGTTTCTATTTCTTTTATATCGTGAAGGTATTTTCTTGTTATATTTTTACAATACAAAGATAAAAGATTTTTTTCTTCTGTGTTTAAAAAATTTTCTATTTTTTTAGATTTAAATTTATTTAAGATCCCCATGCAACTACCGTAAACCTTTCTCCTTTTTTTACTGGTTTTACAACGTGTGGAAACATAAAGTTAGAGGGAAATATAATTAACCTATTTGATTTAGGTTTTATTTCCATTTCTTTATCTTTGTTAGTGGGTAATAAAAATTTTAATTCACCGCCTTCATAATCTTCATTTATCATAAATATAAAACTTAAAGTTCTCATAGCAGTAGCAGATGAATCAATGTGTGGTTTAAAATATTCTGTTTCTTTATACCTTATTAATTCTATCTGATTAATCAAAACGGAATCACTTATATTATTTAAAAAATTATTCATATAATGTTCAGCATGTGATGAAAAATATGACATTAAATAATTGCACAAAACAACAGAAGTCATTGAATCAACACCGTAAGCTGCAAATCCCTCACTTGTGCTTCTTCTTATTTGGTTGTTTTTAAAGTTACCTTTTTTTGTATTAGTAATAGAAGATTGTTTTTCATTACAAAAAGATGGTCTATTTTTTGCATATAAAAATAATTTATGCAAAATAGATGGATTCATGACATCATCGTAGATTCTTACATAATCGTATATTATATAACCTGGGGAATCTAATTGAATTTTATCCTTGACCATACATTAGTTTTATAATTATTTATATTAAAAAATCCCCACTTAAAATTATTTTTAGTAGAGTTTCTGTCATTAATTTTCATTTTCCATGACTCTCTTTTGAAAGGTATTACTTGTACATATGGTGTTCCTTTTTTTAGAATGGTATCTAGTATAGGATATTTATCTCCATTGATAATAAAGGGAAAGTTTACTTCTATCGGATGTTTATCTGTTTGAACTATTCCTGGTATAATTGAAAATCTATCATCGCTATTATTTAAAGGTGGCACAAACAAACAAGAATATCCAGGTGGTGTAGTTATTTTCCAAGGGTTTAAAATTTTATAAATATTATAATTTAAATTTTTTTTAACAATGGGTGAACCCTCAAGTTGTTTTGTATTATGTGGTGCACCATCTTGATTTATATTTAAATTTGGTATGTAACTAATATTTGATAACCTTTGAAACCAAATGCTATCTCTATTATCCTCTTCATTTTTTATATTATGTTTAATTGTTATGTCTAAAGGTAATTCTAACAAATATCCCGTTGATATTGTTTCTAAAAAAGGCATACATCCTTTAATAGTGCTTTTTATTGAATCATGTTTTAATTTTTTATACCACTCAGGCATATTAAACTTTATTGGTTTTGGTAAATTTTCTTTTAAATCTATATATTTTTTAGGTGCACTAAATGTAATAACATTATCAAACATCTAGTATTTTATATATTATTTTGCTGGTAACTCCAATAAACTTTTATAACTAATAGAATTATCTTGAAAATACTGCTCTAAAGAAGTCTCTAGAGGATAAGTAATTGAGTTAGGATCAAAGTTGTTTAAAAAATTTTTATAAGCAGTCCAATCATTAGCTTTATCATGAGTTGGAAAATCTGATAACCATTTATCTATTCTAGCAACAATTGTATTAATGTAATTACTAATAAATTCTGCATTACTACTATTAGGATCAGGGTTTTGAGATGCCTCATGATGATAATATGAAAAACTTGAGCCATCATAACTAGTTATTTCATAAGAGCTTGTTTTTACTTTTATAAAATCTTCATTAGTTACTTCCACAATATCATTAGATATATCACTGTCAAAATATTTTTGATCTGTTTGATTTTCTACTATAGCAATTAAATTACTTTGGTTTTTATCGGAATCTTTTACAAAATAAAAATATGACATTTTATGGCTCCATTATTAAAAGTTGACCACTTTGGCCTTGTATACCATTTGATTGACCTGTTCTTTGTGGTGCACCAAATCCACCTTGACCTACGAATCCAAATTTTACATTTTCTGCGTCTCCAAAATTACTTATAAAAGCTCCTGGAGCATTTCCCGAACCAGCTTTATTTCCTGGACTACCTTGATATCCAGACCCACCTGATCCTGAATTTACAGTTAAAGTAGCACCTGGATGATAAGCTAATGTAGTAGCATTACCGGCGCTACCTGCATTTGAGTGGCCGTGACTATTGTTATAATTTCCACCAGTTCCTCCTTGCCCAATTTGATAAGCATATGATGTTGATGGTTGTGCAGCTACAACATAATACCCGTAGCCTCCTGCTCCGCCAGCTCCACCTCCATCAGCATTATGATATGCGCCCCCTCCAGATCCACCACCTGGACCTTTAGCAAAAACCACCATTTCTGAAGTAGCTGATCTAGTTGTTATATTTCCATTACCACTATTTAAAAGATGTCTAATAGCTGTTGTTCCTCCACCTGCAGACCCTGAAGATGCAGCAGTAATTCTACCTTGTGCATCCACTGTAATATCAGCCGTAGTGTATGAACCTGCACTAACTGTAGTGTTAGCAAGTTGATCTGCTCCGACAGCATCGTCTGCTATTTTGGCTTGTGTTACTGCATCATCATTTATAACTGCAGTTACGACAGCGTTATCAGAAAGTTGTGCAGCTCTAATTGCATCGTCTGCAATTTTAGCATTTGTAATAGCGTCATCTGCAACCTGTGCAGTTCCAATTGTTCCTCCTAAAGTATCTAGTGAAACCTCATTAAGATTTGTACCATCTGAATATGCTGCATAAATTTTTTGTGCGTCAGGTGTAAATCCAGTCCCTGATGCAGTTTTGATTGTAAGGTTAGTTGGATTAGTTACTCCAGTAACATCAAAAATATAAAATTTTTCAATTGAATCTGGAATTGTACAAATAGTACCTGATGTTGCAGTAATAGTTGCAAATTTAATTACAAGATTTCTTGCATTTGATAATGCACCGTCAGACATAACAAGTGCAGTAGTGCCTCCTGCAGATAATGTTACTTGTTCAAAACCTGCGATTGCTTGTTGTACTAAATTTAAATTTGTGTTTGTTTTATCACCCCATGTACCGGCATTTTCACCAGTCACCATAAGTTCGAGTTTTAGATCACTTGAATAACTAGACGTCATATAAATTTCTCCTTAAATAATGATATTATACATTTGTTAAGCTGCCAAATCAACCTCTGTCCATGTATTAGAAACTCCTAAATCTACCTCAGACCAAGATGTTACATTAACATTTCCTATATTTGCTGTTATTTGTATACCCGTTAAATCTATGCCCGCCGTACCTACTATAGTTACAGAACCTATTGAACTAGTCATTGTTGAACCAGTTACATCATATTTAGATGCTTGTCCCTCTTCACCTAAAGTCATAGTCATAGTTTGACCAGTGACCGTTTCAGTGGTTGTTTGTTCTAAAGTAATTGTACCTATACTAAATGCACCTTGTATGCCTGTTACATCTACAGGAATTTTAGGTTCAGGAACCACTTGACCAATTCCACCTGATAATAAAACTCCTGTTGGTGAAACTGTTGCGTCTGCAGTTATTGTTGTACTTCCAACTACTCCATCTAATTGATCTTCGGCTGCAAAAACGACAACTCCAAAATCACCAACTAATGAAATCGTACCTTGTGTAGATGTTAAAGATTGCCCTGATACTGAAACAGTTACATCAGTAAATCCAACTTCTTCACCTATTGATGATGTCATAGATTGACCTGTGACTGCTACAGAGTAAGCAACACCCCATGCAAACTCTCCCCATGCAGCTCTACCCCAACCTTCACCTGTTAATATACTCTCATCTATTGTTACACTTCCAATAGATGATGTCATGGAACTTCCAGTAACATTTACACCAAATCCAGTTACGACCTGACCAACTCCTAATGAAGCTGTAACTGGACCAGGATTTGTAACTACAACAGAAGTACCACCAACTGTTGATCCTTGGGATGAGGCTAATACAATACCAGTTGGTTGTATATCTACACCTCCTGTGACTGAAGATAAACTTCCAATATTTGAAGACATTGATATACCTGTTGCAGATACAGATATATTTCCTTGTTCACCCCAAACACCTTCGCCCCAAGTTAGTGCGCCCCAAGTGGTTGAGGTAATATCAAAAATACCACCCATACCTATGCCATGATAATAACAAAGATAATAAAAATCAGTCTGTGATGAAGGAGTTACCTCTACATATCTTGTAGTTGCAGCATTAAAAGTTGTAGAATTTACATAATTAGCGTAAGTGGTTACACCATCAAGATAATAAGTTACACCCGATGTAAGATATTGATCTCGGCTAGTTGTTGTAGAAAAAATTAAAGGGTGACCATTATTTGAAGCATCACTTTGTTCAAATCTTAATGTTGCACCTTGAACCCAACTTACAGTTCCTGGACCAGTGG